GCCAACGGAAGATACTAAATTCATGTATTCTAAAGGTGAATTATATGGTATACGAAGTATTACCTCCTGGGTATTTGATATATCTACATCTACACGAGGGTGTTGTGTTATCATTATTAAATTTCTATTCCAATTCTGGTCATCAACAGGAGAAGTGGCATATTGGGGTATATAATGGAATATTAGCCTGCCCTGTTGAAATCTTGTCGCATTCATTTGGAGACGCAAACACATATCGCCCCTAAATCCATAAAAACCGCTGATTTTAGAAACATTCATCGGATTATTTATAATGGCGTCAGGAAGGGTGATTGTTGATAAAAGATCCATGACGGAATTAGTGGTAGAAAAAGTGCCAGTTGCGATAACCACTGGTCTATTAATAAAAGTTTTGATATCATGTATTCGATCATCATCAGAAACCGCCCGCAGTAACTGATAATTAACCGATTGCTCTAATTTCTGAGCTGGAACCACAATTGCTTCTGAATCAAACTTTACAGTTTGATTCTGTGAAACATCTTGGTTACCAGTTTCATTATATAAATTGTCTTTTGAAAGGGAAGACAATGAACCCTGGGTATCATTATTATTAGTATTAGCAAGTGTTTTTTTTCGTCTTAGGGGTCACTCAACCTTCTAAGATATACCTGGCTACACTGGATATAGAAAGGACTGCTCTCAGCCGATCCTGTGCGGTAACTCTAAATAGAGACGGCTTTCAGTACTCCCGCGTTCACCACTATCTTATGCCGAAGCACCAGGAATTAGACGATAGTGGGAGGGAATCAAGAGTACTAAACTTTTGATTTATCCACTGCTTTTGCAAGCAGCAGACGCCGAGATGTTAGACTCGGCATGTATTTAAAATGTTCACAGGAATTTGAAATTATAAAAGGCGACCAATGTTCAAAAACCTCTTTGGGGTGCAACGACAATTCCGACAAACTGGTATCAACAGCATCAGTCTTTGCTTTGTCTGAGCATGGGCCAACCCTGTACCAGCAGGGAGTCTCAAGAACAACGCTCAATTCCAGAGGGGCAATGTATCGTGCAACCTCATCCTCAAAACGGAAACCACGTTTTAAAAATGAAACTTCATCTAAAGAACAGAAAAGAACTTGTTCTTTTTTTTGCGCATTAGTAAAAACAATACCTATGCTTCTAAAATAGTTACTAAGTCGTAGGGGATTGTACCACACACTACAGGCATCACTCACGCTTAAAACACTATCATCGCCAAATTGGTAAACTTGCACATGATCGTCAAATTTCCAACTTTCGACGTCATCATCCTCTGGCATCAAGGTGTGCCACGCAAGACGGAACAAAATGA